ATAATGGCGGCATACTCACGCGCATCTTCACCCTGTCCGTTTAGTCGTATCACTCCAAAGCCCAATTCCCCCGAAAGAGCTGTGCGAGCTTTTAATTGTTTAATGTAAGCCAATGGTTGAAATCCAGCGCGGGCTTTGACTTCAACATCGAACGGAACATTAACAATGTCCTTACCGCTACCCCTTCCGACAGTTGCACCACTCCACACAGTCGATAGGTACTGTGCGACTACGCGCTCTGTGCGGAAGCCTCTATGTTTTCTTGCTTGACTAGCCATTTACCGCATGGCACTTCTTGCATTGCCATGTTCCTGCTGTTAAGACTCCATCTGCAATGATTGCTGGAATAATGATGTCATGAGCCAAAGTAGGCTCGTTGCACAGCTGACAGTTAATAGTGGTGATCATTGGAACATCCTCTAGATTCGTCCACTCACCATCTTTGTCAATGTTATAGATCTCTACATAACCCATGTTAAGCCCACGCCTTCTGTGGCTCGAACTTGCCACTGGATGAAAGTGAATACCAGACTGTAGGGCATTTAGGCTCGCCCCCTTGATGATTGACTACAGAGCAGAAGTAACCGCCCCAAGCCTTGTTGTTCTTTGTGCCTTCGCGCCATGCCATGTGTCCATGCTTGCATGATGGTGCTTCTTGTGCTTCGCCTGTACCCATTACAGCTGCGATGTTCTCCATAGCCTTCTCTAGTGTGACTGGAGCATCGACTACTTTATTGTATTGACCTACTGGAGTTGTCCAGTAATCCTGATCATCTGCCTTGACTTCTGCCACCGGTGGCTTGACTGGCTTAGAAGCTACGACCTTGCTCATTTCCTCGCGGCTTGGTCTTTTTCCTTTAGAAGCATAACCTGCATTTGCAAGTGCTCTGCCGATTGCCGAAGTCTCGCAATTCTCCAGAGCTGAAGTCGCATTAACGCCTCGGTCAGTAATCTTTTCCTCAGCGTACCCTGTCGCCCATGCAACACTATCGGCAGAACTTTTATAAAGATAAGCTTTAACAATGTATCGATCCTTCTCGACCACTTCCAACTCTGTTGAAATGCGAAAATCTGCATAGTCCTTAATAAACTTTTCAAGTCTCACCTCTACTGTCTCGTAATCGGCTAAATTAAACACGCTTTTCCTTCCAATCTAAAACAGTTTGAATGTCCTCACCTGTAAGGCATTGACACATGATAAGTAAACCATGTGCATTCTTGATCGCTTGACCTGTTTGATGGCATTTACGCTTAAACATAGAGTTCACTCTCTTCTGTGGCTAGTTGTCCAGCGAGTGCGCCATAGCTGCAAAGATCGACCCAGTTGTCGATGTGCTGGGCTGATTGATTAGTCCTTGCAAGTTTGACAAGTACCATGATCCCTGCGACTTGATAGTCATGGATCGGTGTCTGTAGGTATGCACTAAGCAGCATTGCGGTGTGTTGCAGGTTATCTGAAGGGTGACCATACGATAGACCACGCTCGCGGATAGTGTCTGTGGCGGATAAGAGGATCTCATTGGCTCTCATTCCTGCCCCTTGTAACTGCGACCTCGATGATAGCCATCTCGTACGCCCTTTTTATAAGCTGTCTTTTGCACATCGATGATCACTATAATAAAGCCTATAATCATGCCAAAGATGCAGATCAGAAGCAGCTTGTCTGTGTTCGCCATTCTTAGCCCTAACTGTTTGGGAGTTTCCCTCACAGAATTAGTGTGACATAACTGTCAGACGAATCAAGCACATTCTGATAACGAATTGATAACGATTATCTGGCTCGTCCGTACGACTTTCCAGCCACGATAAATGTTCCATCCTTCTCAATGTTAATAAGATCCACCTGAACCTTGTTTTTGTTCACATAGATAATGGCAAAAGCTTGCTGCCAATTGGCTACGCCTTTAGTGTAAGCAGCTTGCTTAAAGTCCATGAGATTGCCCACCTCGACACCATGCAGGACACGCCCTATACGACCCCCAGAAGCCTCTGAGAAGGCTGAACGCCCTGCTCTGTGAGTATGTCCTGAGATGACATTCTTTCCATGCCTACGAGCCGCCTCTAGGGCTGATAAGCCCCCCTGTGGCTTGATTGGTGTGTGATCGCCATGCACTGCAATCCAGTTAGGTGCAATAGGCATTGGGTTCTTATGGAAGGTGATACCCAGTTCATCGAACTTCATAAACTTCTCAAAGCGTAGTTCTGGCAATGCACCAAAGGCAGGAACTTTAGCCATAATGATGTTATACAGGCGATCTGTGTGATTGCTACGGATGCAATCTGTAACGCCTAGATCCCAAAGCAGCTGAACAGCCTCATTGCGGTCATCATCTAGGGTCTGGGCATAAGAGCCCATCCGCCCTTCTTCCCACTTACTTATCTGTGGAAGGTCAATCTCATCGCCAATGGTGACAACCTGATCAGGCTTAAACTTCTTGATGAATGAAGCAAGGTTACGAGTTGCAACCCTGTCATGGTATGGAACTTGTAAGTCCGAAACTACGACAATTCGCTTAATCGTCATCCTCATCGTCCTCGTAATCGCCCAGCTTCTCTGGTTCGATTGGGTCTGGCAAGATCCAGCGAGGGTAAGAGGGAACATCTGTGATCATGAATAGCGCAATGCCTTCAGTAAATCCAGCCTTGCGCAATGACTTCCAATACTCATGCAATCCAATGCAGTAAGCATCGAGCTTGGAATAGCCTTGATCCTCTAATGCCTTAGTGGGTTTCCTTGCCATAGCACAATGCTACCTGTCAAGCAAGATGTTATAGATCTCATCCACTCGCGTGTTGAGTCTTTTGATCTCATTAAGCAGATGCGTGATCACATAACCTGCTAGACCACCGAACACACCTAGACTAGCGATGTAGAAAGTGAAGAAGTCCGACTGTGTCACTTCTTCTCGACCTGATCAATAGCAGCTTCAATCGAATCAACCACGATGTCTGCAACAGACTTCTTAGCGCGGTAAGACTTGATCGCTTGGCGTAGAACAGGGATAGCAATGACTCCACAAGCTCCGGCAATGATGATTGATAGATTATCCATTAGATGCTCCTAACATAGGTACTTGAAAAAAAGCACCATCATTGTCAGCTTCTTTCTTAAAGCTAACATGCATGTGCTTAGTGTGTTTGTTAGCCCCTGTGTATTTGCGCCACTTCCAGTTAAGGATGCTGGAGCAGATTCGTCCATCGAAAATGATGTAACTAATACGCTTGTCTGCTTTTGACTTGGATAAGGTACGAAGCTGATCAGCAAGATCTCCCATGACATCTGGCTTTCCGCCCTTGAATAGGTCTTTGTCCACATCAATGGCACGAACCCAGCCCTGCTCATCAGGATTATGATCTGACTTGCGAGCAGCGTGTCGGGTATCACCGATCCAACCATCCGATGTGCGGTCACGATCTGGGAACGAGTCATCGAATTGCTCGCGAAGCTGTATAGCAGCCTTACTTAGCTTCGGCTTCATCGATCACAATCGGTGTGGATTGTTCCGCTTGTTGGCGTTCGTATTCTGCCTTTGTCATTGAGGTAAATTGCTCGTTGCCGTGGTCAATGATTGCGTGTTCTTGACCTGATAATTCATCTACAAAAAAGGTTACTTTATCCATTTTATAACTCCGCACTAAATCCGACATAACCTGAAGTACTGTTGTTTGATAATAGCGTTGCTGGATAAGCGTTAGTCCATAACGCAGAACCGACAGTTAAAGTCAGGTTTGCCATTGTTGAGGTTGAATTGTTTGGGTTAATCACTAGAACTGTTCCAGCAAGAGTTGAACCACCTGGGCTGCCTTGTCCTGCAACCGTACTGTAATCTAAGGTTGATGGCGTTGTTCGCATTTTAATTGGCAGAACAACATTTATGTAAGCCTGAGTTGTTGAATAAGCAATACCTTGCCCAAAAACACCATAAAGACTTTCTTTACCTTGCAAGAAATAGTAACGCTGACAAGCGGCTAATTCTCCTTGGATTGTTCCGCCAGCTAGTGAAAACGGAGTAGCCTGAGATCCCTGCTCAAATTGTACGCCTGTTAAATACATTGATGCAGTTCCGCTTGATGAGTAAAAAATCAACTGAATAGCTTTATTATTTGCGTTGATCGTTGGAGAAGTTAAATCGAGCGTGTATGAATATTTTGTCCAAGTTGTAGTCGCTGCAACTGTTTGTGGAGAACCAATTGCTACATTATCAACCCGATTAGAACCATTATTAAATGATGCTTCAAAGTTCATATTAAAAGTTGTTGAACCTTTAGCCCAAAAACTTACTGTCCAAGTACCTGTGTATTGACCTTTTACGCCTGTTATTGGCAACTCAATATAAGTTGCTATCAATGGTGAAGTGCCAGCAAAATCCCATTTTAATGAGTAAGGGAAACCAGATGGAGCATCTGTTGATCGTGATACTGTGTTCGCACTTGCACTTGTTTGTAAATACCAACGATCCGCTGTATAACCTGTCGCGGTAAAAGATGTTCCCCGTTGCCAATTTGTCATCGCGCCATTGACCACAGCATTGTTGGTTAAAGGGCGAAACAGGAATGTATCGATGTCCTGACCCAATGTAGAGATGGCGGTTGCGCCATTCTTGACTAAATCACTCGATGTCGGTACATCAAACCCATAATTGGTCGTAGTAGTTGCCATTAGGTTAAAGCTCCTGTCGCATTTGTCCATGTTAGTATAGCATTGACACCAGTCCACGCTAAGGTGGCTGGTAATACTGTTTCCCATTGTGTCGTGCTGAGTGAGAAGTCTGTAGCTGAGACATAAAGGGTTATCTCAGTAAAGCTAGGTGTGGCTCGAAGGGCTACATTCTCCACAAAGCCATCGAACTGACCATCTAAAAGATTGCTTGGCAAGTTACTGATGAGGACAGGCTCGCCAAAAAAAATGCCGATAAGGTCATTACGCATGGAATCTGGCATGTCTGGATTGTCAAGTCTGAAAGTAATTGCACCTAATGAACCGCGTGGAGTCTTACGCAATTTGAGCTCTCTAGAGGCGATGTCGGTAATGTCTGCAAGGTTCTTGATGTTAGAGTCAAAGGAACGCTCAAAGAGTCCGTATGAGGCTATAGAATCGGTATCAGAGGTGCTGTAGGTTGAGCCGTATCCTGTGGCGTAGCGATAGATAAGGCTGTTACGGATGCGAGCAGTCTGAGTTGTTGAGGTGATAGAACTTGGTGTTGCATACGCGCCATCGAGGTTAGTAAAGCCATTTGCTGCAAGGTAGTTAGATCTGTGATCCGCATCGTCATAGGAAACATCCCCATCTTTTTCCTCGTAAATCGTTCCGAGTGCGCTTGTTGCAATCTGATCCGCTAATGTCTGAGATTTAGCAGAAGCGTTAGCTGCCACCGAAATCATCGTGTAGAAGCCTGAGTCAATTGTGCCAATGTAAGACTCTGCATCATTCCATGTCGTAGTTGCTGGGTAGGTATCCCATGTGACTGTGGGAGTTACTTCTGCCCATGAAAGGTTAAGAGCTGCGCCAAGGATGGCTGCGATCTGTGCGCCATCTAAGCCTTCTGAAAGGGCTGTGTTATAAACCGCCTTAGTCAATTTAGCCAGTGAGCCAATGCCCAAAATTGTGCCTGTGGTCACATAGCCTGATTCCTCTGGGCTTCTGACACCAATGTTGAAATCTGATACTTCTCCGCCAAAGACTGTGACATAAGTGCCAGATGAGTTTTTTAGCTCTAAAGTAATTGGCTCTGTAACATTGATAGTAAAGGGCGCATTGTTATTGTTGATGATCTGCACTTGGCAATAACCTGCCGTAGCCTGTCGATCAATGTCTAAACGACCAGATGCAAAAGAAACAGAAGTGACAGTTGTATAGACATCATCACCCACTGTAATTCGCCACTCTGGAAGCCATGTCATGCGATTGTGTAGCCTCTCAATGTGCCACGCTGAGCGGCATCTGTGAGGACTTGGTCGATTGCTTCTGCAATAGCGTTAGGGTCTCCGATGCCTGTGTTTACAGTAATGTTTACACCTGCTTGCATAGGAATCTGCCGTCCTGTGCCGTTAGAACCTAAGCCCACTCCAGAACCACCCGATGTGATAGGGGCAACATTAGAAATGTCTGCGCCTACGAAAGGTGAATAACCGCCTAGTGTGGCTTGCTGGGCTGGGGTTAATGACTCGAATGCACTTGCAGCGGTTCCTTTGAAGTTAGATAAGATCGACTGGGTGGCAGAAGCAGTTGAGGATGGAGTAGCACCCTTAGCTTGCATACTCAACAACTGTTGTAACAAAGCGATGGCAGCCGTTAGATTATCAAGGTTAATAAGATCTTTAGGTTGTAGGCTATCAAGCACAGACTTAATGTCTTGAAGCTTTACATTCTGCATACCTAATGCACCAAGAACCTTTAGATCTGCATTGAGTTTAGCAGTAGCAGCAATGATGGCTGCTTCATCCTTAGCAGCAATAGCATCTTCAAGGGCAAGGATTGACTTCTTGACATTAAGACGAGCAACATCATTGGCAATCTGCAAGACCTGTGATGCGCTAGTTGCCTTGCCTAATTGCTCAGCCTGAGAAGTTAGGGCTGCTGCAATCTGGATCTTGTCCATGTCAAAGACTTCACTGCCCTTGTTGAGAGCAAGGTTAGCCTTGTCAATAGCAGCGCCAAGTCGCTTATCTTTGAGGATCTTAGCCTGTGCTGCTGCTTGTTCCTTTGTAAGCTTTGTGATCGCTGTAGCGTTCTTTCGAGCGATGGCATCTGCTCGCTGAGTATCCTGTGAGGATACAGTCATTGAGATGTTGCCGAATCCCTTGCCATCACCGAACAATCCGCCAGAAGGTGCAAAGAATGAAAGATTCTTAAAGTCAAAGATTGACTTGGTGATCTTGATGAACTCGCCTGTTTCACGAGCAAAGTTAGCAATTGATTGCGCTGCCTTGTCAATCTTGCCGATGAACTCATCTGTCGTATTAGAGTTAGTGATTGTCATTAACGCTTCAACAAGACCTTGACCAACAGTCTCTTTAGCGTTGTTACTTGCAACAGTTAATTTAGCCAGTGAACCTGCATAGGTATCGGCTGCTGCGCTTGCCTGACCTGCGAATAGAACCGACAGGCGTTCTTGGATCTGCTCAAAGGTTGATGTCGAAAGTTCTGCCCTTGTAAGTCCTACGCCCAAGCGACCTAGTGCCTGAGTCTGTCCTAAGTATGCCTTTTGCAAGCTTTGTGAAACTTGGGTGACTGACTTTCCAGTTCCAGCCGCGATGTCAAGTGCAAGCCCAAGCAATTCCTGAGACTTAGTAACATCGCCTGTAGCGCGAAGCAAGCGATCCATTGCAGGGCGTAGCTCATCATCGAGCACACCTGTCTGCATTTCAAGGCGAGAGATGAAGCCATTGACTGTGCCAATGTTAGATCCGTAAGCAAGACCCAGATTCTTTAGGGTAGTGCCTAATGCTTTAGCTGCTTTGTCATCTTCTGCGAAAGCCTTAACAGAAGCCTTTGCATAAGACAGAACCTTTTGTGCGCTATAAACAGCAAGCAAGCCTTTAGCAAGACCCTTGACATTCTTAGTCAATCTGTCTGTGGAAGTCTCAGCTTCCTTAAATGCCTTCTTGCCTACGAACTGGGCGGCTATGTCAATTCTTACATCTGCTGCCATTACTTAGCCGCCTTCAGTGTGTAGTTCTCGAACTTAACTTTTGAATCTTCGATTGCCTTGATAACAGCAGCGTTAGTCTTTCCGCCATCTTCTGCCCATGCACGAAAGATTGCGCGACCCTTCATCTTACGAGTGGCGCGACCTGATGCGCCTTCTGCTCGCTTAAAAGCATTAACAATTGTGCCTGTTCGATCTAAGGCTTCAATGAACTGCTGACCGGCATGAGGGTTGTTACTAAGAGATTGACCCTTAGAACCTGATCTAATTGTCTTACCGAAATTAACATGTCCGGGGGCTACTACCTTAGACAATGGAGCTTGTGGTCTGCCTTGTGGATTTAAGCGACCAGCAGTCTCATAGATAGAGCCTGAAGGTGATGCATTAACAATGCGAGCAAGGGAACGAAAGCCTGAGCGATTAGGCTTGGATGGTGTTGCTTTGTATCCAATGCCACGCTTTGCTTCTCCCGATGACCACTCAATGCGTTCCCACGCACCTGTGCCTTGATTAGCCCATCCGCTTAAAGGTGATGTTGAAGGTATAAATCCTCTAGCCTTGTTTGTGATTGGCTTTAGGATTGTGCCTAATTCTTTTTGTGTTTCCTTAGCAAGATCTGGAGTGAACTTTTTGAGGGCTTTTCTAAGCTCTACCGCGCCTGTTACCTGTGTTGGCATCGCTCACCTCTTTCGCTTCATCCTTTAGCCCCTGCACTAATGCATCGAGCATGCTCTTATCAAGATCTAACAATTGCTGTGGCGCGATTCCCAACCTAATGCTTAGCCTAGCAATTAGGTAGGTGAATGGAAGATCGCGCTTTAAGCTAAAGGGTCAGAGTCCAACACTTCCACGCTTTTCAGCGTTTCAATGAACTCCATCCCATAAGGCTTAACAGTTTCACCTGATCTGCGTGTGACTTCCCATGCAAGCCAATAAACATCCGATTGCTTCTCTTCATCTCTGAAGGCTTTATGGAAACCCTTTTTAGCGTACTGCTCGAACGCATACTCCACCGCTGGGGTGATCTCGCCTTCTAGCACACTTCCATCATTACGAACGATCTTTAGCTTTGCCATGTTTAGCCCCTTTGTTTAGTTTCTTACGCTGTTGTTACTGCGATTGTACCTGAAACATTCCAAGTTACAGACTGAGTTGAAAGGTCTGCAACAGCACCATTTACAGGTGTGATGTTATTGACCAAGCATGTCATTGTGTAAAGTGGATTTGTAGCTGATACAGCAGCAGAAGTCTGCTTGAATGTAACAGTGGTGTTTGTTCCCCAAGTTGCTTGGAGTGTCTGAAGTGTCTTAGCTGTTGCCTCGTCATTCAGGAAGTCGATTGAAATGCTTGAAGCTTCCAATCCCTTAACGAAACGATGACCAGAATCTCCAAGTGCGGTGACTTCTAGCTCATCAAAAGCGCGGTTAATTGTTACTGAAGTTACTAGTGTTGAGAGATCAACCGCATTAACAGTTAGAACTCCGGTATTGGCTAGATAAACTGACATCGGTTATTCCTCTTCCTTTTTAGTTACTGGCTTTGGTGCTGGTGCTGGCGCAACTTGCCCGATCTTTTCGAGAAAGGCTGCGTTTTCTTTTTCCCAATCGGACATGTTTAACTCCAACTCGTTAGGATTGATACGGACATCTCACAGCTGAGCAAGTCTCCACTTGCCGCGTTGAGAACGCTAGGTGCGCTGACTGCGCTTACATTATAAACTAAAGAAGATGCTGCAAGTAGTGCGAACACACTAACTACTGTGTCCTCGATGCCGTTAAGGTTTCCCTCATTGTCAAAAAGTGGCACTGTCATCACAATGCGGAAGTTAGCCATTGGGCTGACTGTGATCTGTCCATTGTTGTTAGGTGTCAAGTAAGGATCATCTGGAGAGACAATCACAGAGTTAGCAAGGACTGTTGAAGGTGGAAATGCGAAAGTCTGCCACTTAGCGTTATTGACTAGAGCAGTCGCTAAAGTGGTGCGAAGTGTGGTGATGGCAACTGGTGGCATTATCCAACCATCGAGTTAGGGCTTAGCGCGTGTGCGATCAATCCTCGCACCTTAGCGAGAAGCTGTGCGCTCATTCGATAAGGGCTTGGCTGGAAATCAACAAGGTTAGAACCGCTGAGAGTAGCGGTGCGAGCTTGCCAGATCTCTACAGATACCATCAAAGCTGCTTGCTGGACTGCTGTGTCTAATGCCCAATCAACATAAGTGTCTGCTGATACTGTTCCAAAAGGTTGAACTGGATGCTCTACTGCTGGAGTGTTGTTGTTGCCGGTGATGTTATAGGTGATGTTGTAATCGCCTACTCCAGTGAGAGTCTTTGATCCATTGTGCTTAGATCCGTTGCCTGTGATGTTCACAGTCTGACCTACATAAAAGACCTTCTCTACCTTGTCCTCAAAGTAAAGTGTTCCTGTTGTTGCTGTGTTGCTGTGTGCAATGTTGAAATAAGAGTTAGTCCAGAGCATCGGAAGCAATACTGCATCCGTAGCATCACAGACTTCTTGCAAGGTGGCATCTGGGTACAGCGTACCGACTCCGAGTGTTGATCGGAGTTCTGCGACTGTTGTTAATGCCATTCCTTGTCCTTTCTAAAGACTCTGAGGGGTAGAGGGCTACTACCCCTCAGAGCGTACTTAGTTACCTATGTTGATTAAGTTAGGTTGAACTTACGAACACCCTTACCTGACTTAGCAAGGTAAATTGCCAAGTATCCGTAAAGGTTGATCTCTACTTCGCCTGTTGTTAGAACATTAACGCGAAGCTGTGTCTGTGGTGATTCCCAGACATAGACTGAAGATGGTGCAACCAAGAACGCTGAGTTGTCGATTACGCCAGAAGCAGCGATGTTGTGATCCACGATTAGATCTGTGCCAAGAACATTTCCGCGAACAGATGTTGCTACTGCTGTTCCTGCTGCGTTGTATGTTGCGCCTTGTGCTGAGTAAAGTGCGCGACCTGTTGTGTCTGCGTATCCTGTGATAGCTGCCCACTGGTCTGTTGAAGCAACAAGCTTGTTAGCGAAATCTCCGCCAGTTCCCTTGTATGCTGCTGCGCCTTCTACTGAGATGAATGACTGCAATCCAGCTGCTGTTGCTGCTGTTGTTGCTGCTGTTGTTCCATCTGCAATGAAAGCATTTAGAAGTGCTGTATCTGTTGCCTTCTCGTATGCCTTGCGAAGTTCAGTCATCATGATTTCCATGAACGCTGGTTGGCTGCGATCAATTAGCTCAAAACTTACACGCTGCAAGCCACTGAACTTGTTTACAGAAATCGTGTCATAGGCTGAAGTCATGCCTGTTTCAGATGGTGCTGAACCTTCGTTAGTGTCTGCAACTGTTGGAGCAACATCTGCTGAAGTCGCATTAGTATAAAGGCGAGGCACAGTGAAAGACATACCCTCTGGCAAAAGTGCCTGACGAGTTGCTGCTTCAAATGCTGGGCGACCTGTGAAGGTGTCAGTGATGAATGTGTTTAGGTGTGGAGCAAGTGTCAAGCCTGTGTTTGTTGATGTTGAGTCATCGGCTGCGCGTACTACTCTACGAGCCTCGTCATCACCAAGAGCTGCCTTGATGTTTGCTTCTAGGTATTGTGCTGATGTGATTGGTGCTACGCGCTCGCGCACGAATGTAGTTGCTGTCACTACAGTTGGGCGAGCAGCTTCAACCGCTGCTGCTTCTACTGCTGGTGCTGCAACTGTCTCTGGAGTATTCTCCACAGCTGTCTCGCTTTCTGTTGGTGTGATTTCTTCTTCTACTGCCTCTGGAGTTTCCTCAGCAGCTACATCGAGAACCTGAGCAGACTTAAATGCTGGCTCGGTTACCAATGAAACCTCTAGCAATTTAGCAGCGGAAACGAACATAATGTTTCCCTTCTGCTTTGACTTAATAACTTCTACTCCGACAGACAGACCTGATTGCAAGCCTTCTTCTGCAAGGATAAGAGCTTCTGTTCCACGATTAGATCGTGAGACTTTGAAGGATGCGTACACGCCATCCTCTTGCTCTGTGAACTGGGTAGCCTTCCCGAGGGGTTGGCGTGAATCATGCTGATTAAGAAGCTTGACAGTCTTAGGATCTTCTGGAAGTGCAATTGCGCCCTTCTCGAATACTACTTTACCTGCTGAAGTGTTACCCACTTCGCCTGTACCTGCTGGCACGATTTTGCCTGAGATTAAGCGTTCCTCAACATTGGCAATGAGTCCAGATGAGAAGGTGATTACTTGGTTTTCCATTATTCGATTCCTTCACTGCCGTTAGGCGTTAGATCTTCCATCTCCATAGCTTGCTCAACTGTGATTAAGCCTAGAGATAACATCTTTTCAATTACTAGCAAGCGTTCCATTGGTTCAGTCTTTAGGAATGAAGAATCAACATCGAACTTAACCGCGTTACCGCGAGCAGTAATGTCATCCATTGAAAGACGATCCTGAATCGCATTTACATAGGGAGCAACAGATAGAGAATAGAACTGCTTGCGCTCATCTAATACATTTGAGTAAGTCATTGATGTATTGGCTTCTGCGCTAACTAAGTAGGCAGGGATCGAACATAGGCGAGCAATCTCTGTTGCAAGGAATTGCTGTGCTTCGTCATACATCATGTCTTTAGGTGAGAATGATGTTGGTTGATACTCTAAAGTAGAAGTCAAGTAAGCAGTGCTGCGATTGTTACGAGCGTTCTTCCATGCTGCAAGTAATCCTGCAACTTCTTTAGGATCTAGGTCTGCTCCGTTATTGCGTAGCACTCCAGAAGGCATCGGTGTGCTGGCTGCTAATACTGCTGCTTTGCGAAGATCGATTGCAGCTCTGATTGTTTCAGATCCGCGTTCTAAGATTCCTTCATCATAAGCTTGGAAGGTAACGATTGATCCAAGTCCGGACATTGGAACTGCAACTGCATCGATAAAGTATTGAGTGACAGTCATTCCATAAAGGTCTGTCGTAAATGTGACCTTGACATTTGGAATCCATTGGAAGCGAGAAGGTCTGCCATCTTCTGCATACAGTTCTGTAACCTGCCAGTAAGCCACTCCGTACATCATCAATGAATCAACAGTCCACGCCATTGTTACTGAACGCGGTTGATTAATTGCTGGCTGATCAACCCAGACTGGATTGCCTAGTTCTTCACCTGTGGACTTGCGATACAGGTTAAGTGGGAGATCTCCGACAACTCCAGCAATGAGATTGCGGCATCGAGCTACAGATGGAACAGACATCGCCTCATTGCGATTAACGCGAGGCAGGATGTAGTTATAAAGCGAGTTAAGATTCTCGCCCATAATAGAAGGGGCGTATTGCGCTAAAAGCGATGAACGCTTATCTTCAGAGATTGCTTCAGTTTTGCGAAATAGACCCATAGACAGAAAGTGTAGCATTTGTCAAGCAATTAGACAATGTGCTAGGGCGTGTCTAAGTATAAATCTGAGGCTTAGGTGCTGGAAGCATTAACTTGGAAACTACCATTGCCAAGCCGATAGGGGCTGAGATGTCTCCAGCACTCTTTCTCTTAATGATGCGCCAAGCAGAATCGTTAGTCTTAGCAGCTGTGTTAGTGAACTGCTCAATGAGATCCTTCTGCCCATTGTGAACCACTCTCAGGTTAGTCATTCCCTCTAAGAGATCTCCACAAGCTTTGTAGAACTGTTGTCCAGAGACATCCTCGACCACGACTCCAGAATTGGCAAGCCTGTCTGCAATTGTCTGAGTGGCGTACTTGTCAAAGCACACTAAACGCGGTTTGTAAAGATCAACCCATGACTTGATGCTTGCTGCCATCTTTAGTTCATCGATTGCAACCTGTGAGCTGTATGTCTCTAGGATGCCAATACCGATTCGACCATCTGCGAGCAATTGCCCTGCTACGAGCGATCCGTTACGCCTTGAAGGCGACACATCGAACCCGAATACTGTATAAGCACCAACCGACATCTCTAATGTGCTGTCAGATGAGTTCTCTAATACCTCTGTGCTGAAAGGACACGAAAGGCTGGAGATCCACTGACACAATTGTTCGGTTCGAGCAGCTTCCATCGTTGAAGATCCGATTGTTTCCTCAATGGCTTCCTCTGTGATGAGCCATCCCAATGAAGGGTTTGCCATTGCCCAAGCGTTACGATCCCAGATGTCACAGAAGTCAGGTGCGCTGTATTCGTAGAAGCCTAAGCTCTTAGGTGGCTTATTTAAGCAAGCTTCGTGCAGATCGTTGAGCACTTTTGAGAACGCATCACCGGCATTGCTAGTAAAGAGTCTCTGGCTGTTCTTACGAGCTAAGGTCACTGACTTTGCAGCATCCATAGCAGGTTCAGATACCTCTCTGAGTTCATCAATCCAGAGGAAGTCACATGTCCTGCCTCTAGCACCATCGGATGTTGCAGCAGCCACTTCTAATTGCGCTCCAGAAGCAAGGATGATGCGCTCATCTCCGTTAGTTCTACGGATGCCCTTCTTGATGTCTCCATCCTTCAGCTGAACTCTTAGGAAGTCGTTACGCTCGATAATGTCTGCCATGATGTTAAAGGATTTCATTGCCATAGACCTATTAGAGGACATGATCAGGATGTCCTTCTCGCCAAAGCAGAATAAACCTGCCAATGCTCTCATTCTGGCAAGGTGAGACTTTCCTGACTGTCGAGCAATTAAGAGCAGAGCACTTTTGCGGATGAACAGATCATCTTTGTCCACAGAACACATGTCATTGATAATGAGCTTCTGCCAGTCAAGTAATGGCTGACCAATCTTCTCAGCAAGCTCTGCAACCTCATCGCCTCTAGTTTTGCCCTTTAGGAATGGACTGTGAAGCCTCGGCTTGACTGCCCCTCGTAGCGGCTTGGACTTCTTGGTCTTAATCGTCATCGAATCGGATCAGGTCGGGTCTTAAACGGACTGTCTTGGACTGGCTCGGACTGTGTCGGAGAGAGACAGTTTGAAAAGACAGGGGGGGTGAACGACTTACCTAAAAAAACCCCCATTGAGCGTGACCCTTTCGCGCTATTGCATGGCTGACAGGCACTCACACAGTTCTCAGGATTGAACGCTTGATCAGGTGCATCCTTAATACTCAGCACATGATCCACAGTCGTTGCATCTTTAGAGCAATACCTACAAATGTAGTTATCCCTAGCCAAGATCGTGAGCCGAAAGGCTCTCCATCTTCTGCTATCTCTAGGGTCATTAACCCTTCTTTGATTCAATGCCATTAGATCTCATCATAACAGTTACCACATAACCACCATGCATGCACCTCATGCAGCTCGGACTCAGGTGTCTCAGTCTCACACCTACTGCATTGAACAGTAGCCTCTAAGTCTAATGCCATCCCTTATCCTTCCAATGCTGTAGTGCTTTACAGGTATCTGCATCATAGCGGTGCGCTATGTAATCTAAGCCCCATTGCACTTGCTTATAACCATCTACTTTAGACAGATAGATAGATCGTCCTTGTGGTATTCCATAATGTGATCCATTACGAGCTTTAGGATTCCAAGCACTCTCTTTACCATAGAGCTTTGCTAAGCACTTGTATTGCTTTAAGTCATAACCTAATTGATGTAAAGCAAATTCTTTATAAGTCACATATTGCTTTGGTTTAGATCCACCTGCATCAGGCATAATGCATAGAGCTATCCCAATACATGCTAGCACCCCGCTGGCTGTGCGCTTAATGCGCCAGCGGTGAGCCTTTGAGAGGCTCTGCTGTGTCATGGTACTGGTACTGTCAAGCAACAGCATAAATCTTGGGCGTGTTGCCATGTTATTACCCCCTGTGGATAACTTCTGTGGATAACTGTTGCCCTATGTAATGTGTGTAAGCGGGCGGAATAGACTCCACTAATTCGCCCCAAATCATCCAATCAATGCCCATTGCCTCATTAGCCTCAACCATAGTTTTAGCTGTGTGACCACCATTGGGAATCTCATCACGCATTGAGCCATAAATACCGATTGGCTTACCCTGTTGCTTATGATAGCAATCTGTGCCTTTAAGTGGAAAGTTAGACTCGAACAATCTGTGCCTACGCACTTTAAGTCCAAAGGCTGAACCACATAGCTGCACAGGATTGATCAATGGTGCATTAGGCACATTCTCGATCACATAGATCCGATTAGCATTAATAAGTGCATCCCTGACCAATGGAATCATGTTAATCTTGGTCGTTGTTTTGCCTTGTGCATTGCGTAGGTGTCTAGTAGCACTAAAGGTCTGGCATGGTGGGCTTGCTGCAATGACATCAAACTGCTGTAAGAACTCTTGATCTAAGTAATCTCTGACATCGCCCTTGATGTATGTGTGAGGATAACGCTTGCCATGCTTGACATCTATGCCTGTTACCTCAAAGCCTGCCCTTGCATAGCCTTCGCTAGCCCCACCTGCGCCACAGAATAAATCTAATAACTTAATCTTTGCCCCATCCTTTGCCCTTGAAATGAATTGGATTTGCAGCTATAACTTTAACCATAGGCTCATTACAGTAGTTACATAGCACTACTGGTCGATTGTGCCATCCATGACTAATTTCTTGATTAAGATTGCATCTGGTGCATTTGTAATCGTAGGCTGGCAAGTTAAGCACTTCCTTATCATGTATGACCCACATCCAGAGCATCGGTCTATGTCTGCCTCTGTAGGTTCTTTGTCTAGGTGACCATATCTTAATATGAGTAGTGGCAAGAGATCCTCTAGTCTAATGATCGCGGCATACTCACGCGCATCTTCACCCTGACCATTGAGTCTAATTACTCCGAAGCCTAATTCCCCCGAAATGGCTGTCCGAGCTTTTAATTGCTTGATGTATGCAAGAGGTTGAAATCCAGCACGGGCTTTGACTTCAACATCGAACGGAACATTAACAATATCCTTGCCACTACCCCTTCCCACACATGCGCCCTGCCAGACAGTCGATAGGTACTGTGCAACAACGCGCTCTGTGCGGAAACCTCTATGTTTCCTTGCTTGACTAGCCATGCGCCATGTAGCCCATAGCCACGCCACCAATAAAGATGCAGAGCACCAAGAAGATTAGCAGCTTCTCTGAGTCATCCATTGACAGCCTTGCACTTACCGCATTGCCATGTGACAACGCCATTGACTGAGTCAGATGAAATGTCCTCTAAGTCTCTAATTGCAACTGGCTCATTACATAGCTGACATGGTACGAATGCTGACATGAGATCGACCCACTCACCATTGATCTTAATTCCGATGTTACCCATTACACTCTCGCTTTCTGTGGTGCGAACTTGCCATCCGATCCAAGGTTGTACCATTTTGTAGGGCAACGATGTGCCGATGAGATTGCCGTGTTGCAGAAGTAACCACCCCAAGCCTTGCCATTCTTTTCACCCTCACGCCATTGCATGTGTCCATGCTCGCATGATGGAGCTTCTACTGCCTCAGGTGTACCCATAATCGCAGTTACAGTCTGCATTGCTTTGTCAAGGGTGACAGGCGCATCAACTACGCCTTTATATTGACCGACAGGTGTAGTCCAATAGTCCTGATCGTCTGCCTTAACTTCTTGAACAGGTGGCTTAACTGGCTTAGCGGCTACTACCTTGCTCATTTCTTCTCGGCTTGGTCTCTTTCCTTTAGGCGCATAACCTGCATTTGCAAGTGCTCTGCCGATTGCCGAAGTCTCGCAATTCTCCAATGCTGAAGTCTGATTAACCCCTCGGCTAGTAACTGTTTCCTCAGCGTACCCTGTTGCCCATGCAACGCCATCTTCAGCATTCTTAAATAGATACGCCTTAACAATGTATCGAGTAGCCTCGACAACTTCCAACTCAGTTGAAATGCGGAACGCTGGATAATCCTTAATAAACTTTTCAAGTCTCACCTCTACTGTCTCGTAATCGGCTAGGTTAAACATAAAGCTCGTTCTCCTCTGTGGCTAGTTGTCCAGCGAGTGCGCCATAGCTGCATAGATCGACCCAGTTGTCGATGTGCTGGGCTGATTGATTAGTCCTTGCAAGCTTGACAAGTACCATGATCCCTGCGACTTGATAGTCATGGATCGGTGTCTGTAGGTATGCACTGAGCAGCATTGCGGTGTGTTGCAGGTTATCTGAAGGGTGACCATACGATAAACCACGCTCGCGGATAGTGTCTGTGGCGGATAAGAGGATTTCATTGGCTCTCATTCCTGCCCCTTGTAACTGCGACCTCGATGATAGCCATCGCGTACGCCCTTTTTGTAAGCTGTCTTTTGCACATCTATAATAACTATAATAAAGCCGATAATCATGCCAAAGATGCAGATCAGAAGCAGCTTGTCTGTGTTCGCCATTCTTAGCCCTAACTGTTTGGGAGTTTCCCTCACAGAATTAGTGTGACATAAGTGTCAGACGAATCAAGCACATTCTGATAACGAAATGATAACGATTATCTGGCTCGTCCGTACGACATTCCAGCCACGA